ATCCTCCAATGCGCCGTACTCGTTGCCAACGTATTCGCGGGCCTCCGTCATGTCGTGAACGGTTTCCTGCCCGGCTTTGATTTTGTCGCAGATATGTTTGAGCGTAACCCCCGCCCGGCGGCGCATGACCGCGCCCAGGCTGTCGTTCAAAATGATCTTTGCCGTGTGGCCAAGGCGCATCTCAACATCGGCGTAGATTTTCCCGCCCGTGGCCCGCCACCTGTTGCAGAAATTCAAATCCCCGCCCCAGCGGTCCACACCATCGAACGTGCGCTCGAATAAAATCGGAACACGGGCGCCGTTTTTGGTGAAGTGGGGAACGTCCCTGACCAGTGTTTCAAGAACGTGTCTTTTTATCCGCAGGAAGCCCGTGGGCAGCCCTTCGACTTCCAGAAGCCCGTCCTTGACCTCCGCGCCGGCCAGCATCCTGACCGGCATGTCGCCGCGCTTGTCCCCGCGCCGGAAGGGATAAACACCACCCACTAAATCCTTGTCGTTTTGGCAAAGCCTTACGAGCTGCCTCGGCTTCCAGGACACATCCGCGTCAAGGAAAACAAGGTCCGTGCAGTCTGAGGCGAGAAATTCCTGAATGATGGTGTTGCGTGCGTCATCAACGTGGCAGTTGCCGGCCAGCAGGAAATACGCCGTTTGAATGCCGGCCTCGCTTAACGCCTCGCGGCTGCGTCCAATAGAAAAAGTATAACTGGCGTCCGGGTTGTCATACGCCGTAGTTGCCAAACAGACCTTTTGACCGGCGGCTTTCGGCCCGACGTCTTGGAATAAATAGGACATTTATTGAAAGATAAAGGGGGAACCCGAAGGCTCCCCCTTCGTCAGTTATCCGCCCGTGGTCGTCAGACCAAGAGTCGCCAGTGCCGCGATAACGCGGTCGATTTTCAGTTCGTTCAAGGCCGTGGTCGCCGTAACGGTAGCAACCGCCGTCATGGCTTGCTGAACGACCGGGGTCGCACCGAAGAAGGCAATCTTTTCCGTCGCCGACAAACCAAAGCAAGCTCCGTCCGGGTTGTTGTCTCCTAGATAGGTGACAGACATTTCACTTCTCCTTCAGAATGAGAAAGGGGCGCTCATGCCCCTCTCTCGTTATCAATTAAACCCAAAGCGACTAGTTAAGCCCCAGGCGACAAGCCAACGGAGCGCGTAGCGTCTTGTAGCCATACAAAACGTCGATACGGCAAGGTAGCTTGTCATTGTTGATGTCGTAGTCGCGGACGATCCGCATTGAGATACCGTCCATGACCTCACGGGCGCAGAAGTCAACGCCGCTCGGCTTGAGAAGATCGGCGGTGGCGAACGCAAAAGCGTCCTTGTGGTAAGCCATGCCGATGAGGTAGTCAGCCGAAGCCCCGATGGCCGTGCTGTCATCGGATTCCCGCTTCCAGATTGCCCCCGTTGTGGTCGGGGAAGCAGACACGTTCTGCGTCGCGCCGGAAGTGACAATCGACGGACTAATGGCGACCGTCGTAGCGGTCGCCGTCATGTCCGAAGTCACGACGAACTTCATCAGGATACCCGTATCAGCCTTGGTCTCTGGATGGACGCGGTTGCAGCCGGCAAAGCTGATAACGTCACCCGTAAGCAGGGTGCCGGAACCTGCCGAGTCGTGCGTGATGGAAGCGCCCGTCTGGTTGGCGCCGTTGACCTTGTGGTCGCCGGTGCCATCATCCGACCCCGTGGTGTGGGTCGGCCAGAGGGTGTTTTCGTAGAAGTCGAACCCAGCAACCCGGCCCAGCTTGCCTTCTTTATACTGCTTGGCAATCTGGCCGGAATCCTGAAACAGACTCTTGGTGTCGGTGATGATGTCCACGCTCGACTGAGTGTCGAGATTGAAGGTGCGATCACCCAACGGGGCCAGGCTGTCGGTCAGCTTTTTCTTGACGTTCAAAACGTCTGCGAAAGTGCCGGCCGCGCCAACATCCGAAACCTCGTTCCAGACGTCTTTGTACATGACCATTGCGTCCGACTCGATGTTGGCAGCCAGAACCGACATGGCCGGCTCAAGAATGCGTTTCGAGAAGCCGTCCAGGTCCATCGTGAGTTCCTTGGAAGTGAAATTCACGTCCACGCCTTTTTGCGTGGCAACCTGCAAGGTGACGCTGGTTTCTGAAATGTCCTGGGCGTTCAACGTGGCGCCCGTGCGGACGGTGTACTCGTTCGGCAGCCGAATTTTCAGGCTGTCGCCGATTTTTGCGCCCTCAACGGCATAGGAATCGTCGTATTGACGATTGATAGTGCCGACGAAGTTCAGCTTTTGATGCAGAATACGCAGGGATTCCCGCGTAACCGCAGTCGGAGTCAGAATGGTATTCGCCATTGTTCTGTTTCCATCTAAGGGAGGGCCGGCGTCTCACGACGCTGGTGGCTGCTAGGCCGATTTCCTCCGTATTTGATTTTCACGCCAATTCACCCATTCGTCCGTCGTCATATCGTCAGGATTCTTGGATGATTTGCCGCCCTTGCCCTTCAAGGGCTTGACGGGATTCGGCGCACTCGGTTTCGTGGCCTTCGGTTTGGCCTTGGCCTGCATTCGATCATACAACATGGCTTTGTACGCCATTATGGCCCCGGCAGGATTCGCCCCCCAATTTTCGGCGCTCTTGGTGTCTATGCCGTAATTTTTGGTGACGTAGTCGATCACTTCCGGCGCCTTGGCCTCAAAGCCCCTTATGCGTTGCTCGATCTGCACCTTGCCCGCAGCAATGCGTTTTGCGGATTCCTCGTTCTGCGCTTGGCCGAGGGCCTGCTCTTGCTGCTGCACACGGGCGACGACATTCGAGAACTCCGCCTGCTTTTGTGATATCGCATCCGAAACGCGCCGGGCCTGGTCCGGGTCGGACTGCCAGAGTGCGCCGATGTCGATTCCACTGAGCTGCTGTATGTCGTCGCGTAAACGCAAGCCTTGCGAATAGCTGTCCAGGGCCTCGCCGTGCATGGTCGAGAGCATGTTGACTGCGCTTTCCCGCGCTTCAACCTGCTTCGTCTTCTCAGCGACCTCCTGGGATTTGCGGGTATAGTCGGACCACGTTCCTCTGGTAAACTCGTCAACCTTGCTGGCAAGTTCTTCTGGAATCGCGTCTTTCGGCACCCGCAGCTGATTCCCGCCGAAGTTAAATTCTATTTCCTCAATCTCTTCGTCGGTGTCTTCCCCATCTTCGCCCTCGGACTCTTCGTTGTCCTCGGCTTTTCCAGGGGCTTCGCCTTCCGGCTTTTCCTCCACCTCCTTCGCAGGTGCTTCGGCTTCCTCGGTCAGCGGCTCGGCTTCAACTCCCCCCGCAGGGGCGGTTGATTCATCCATTGTGTTTTCCTTCTAAGGGGTCGCGCCACTTCACAGCGGCGCTTCTTCGTCTGGACCTCCACCAAAAAGCCCCGCATTTTGCGGGGCTGGTCCTGGCATGCCGGGTTCAGCCGGCATCGGTTGCGGCGGGGCGATGCCCCCCGCCTGCTGTGTCTGTGGCGGCGGGGCGATGCCCTCAGCCTGCTGTATCTGTAGCGGCAGCAGCAATTGCAACCGCTTGGACACCTTGGGCGCCCCGACGAAATCCATATGATCGAGCAACACATCGCCAAGCAGTGCGGCGGCATCCGGGACTGCACGCATTATCTCGATCAGAGTCTCACGGGTTTCCTCGCGCTGCGTCGAATACGAGGGTCCGCTTCGGACCGTCACGTCATATTTTCCCACGGCGAGGTTGTACAGACCGCCCTCGGCATCGGGGTTCTCCCCGGCCAATCGGGCAACCTTGTCCTTCATGTCCTCGCCTAGAATCCGAATGCTTGAGCGGGTTGAATAAACAGCCGGGATGATATCAACCAGGCACCTGCCGGCGTATCTGATGGCACGGTTCAAGTTGTCGATGAAATGGAAGTTGGAAACGTCCGACTCCCGCTGTCGGGCCAAGATCGCCCTGCCGCTGGTTTCATTCGACCGAGCGCCGAGAGAGGCGTCGTAGATTCCCAGGATGGATTTCATGTCATCGTTTGCATTCAACGATTCTTGTAGTGCGCCGGCCGGCACCCCGGCGAACGTCTCCCGTTTCGGCATGTTATGGCCCTTGGCGTATGGCAGATAAGCGTGGGACCGCGTGTTGGCCGTCTGCCACACGCCCTGCTGGCCCTTCGGGATCGCGCCTTCCTCGATTAACCACGGGGCGCGGGGTGCTAAGGCCACCAATTCCGTGGTGGCCGAACGCCAGAAATTAAACATCGTCTGCGGGTCTTTGGCGTCTCGGATCATCGAAAGAAAATGGCGTTTGCCATCAATGATGACCTCGTCGCCCCAGACGGGGCAAATGGGGATCGCGGAGCCGGGCCAGTCTTCTTCCTCCAAGACTTCCTGGCCATTGATGATGCGGCGCTTGACCTTGTGCGCCCGCACCTCGCGGATCGCCCTTTGTTGCAACCCGGCGGCGCTCAGAAAATTGCGGACCAGCTGCTCATCGTCCACCATGCCGCCCAGCTCGAACGCACCGGCGGCGAAGAACTCAGCCGCCATCTTCGGCAGCATGTCCTCGCGCACGGTGTCGCCATTCGACAACATGATCAGATTGCGTGATTCCTCGGTGCGCAGCCAGTATTCAGCCAGCCGCAGCTTGGACTCTTCCGTCCAGTTCACCGCTTCCTCGTTCAGCCCGCCCTCCCAAGAAACAGGATCAGCCTTCGGGTATCGCGCGCGAAACTGGTCCTCGGACAAGAAATCCGAAACGAAGGCATACGCCCAATCCGACGCATCGAACTCCGTTGAACTGATGTCCCAATGCACCATGAGCGGGTTCGGCACCCGCTGGATCTGGCACTCCATGTCAAATGTATCGTCATGGGCGTAGTCGATGCCGATACGGAAGAACCCAAAGCCGCCCGTAACCGCATGATCAATGGCGGTGTCGTAAGCGATTTCCGCGTTCGAGCCACGCTCGATGGAACGCACCAGCCCGCCGATCACCTCCGCCGTGGCAACGTCGGCGCCGCTGTCAACTGGATGCACACCGATCCCCGGCTTATTTTGTCGGGCGTCGTTGACGACCTGGCGGATAAATGACGGCAATTTGTTGATCGTGAGGCAGGGACGGCCCTCCTCAACGCGCTGTTCGCGGACCTTCCTCGGCCACTGGTCGGACATGCGGGCAAACCGGATGTCATCCTGCGCCGCCACGCGGTTATAGTCAGAACCGTCCTGGGATTCACGAAACTGCTCCAGCGCCGTCTTGATGATGTCGTCTGCCATTGGATTCCTAAGAATTAATGCCAAAAACGGCATAAATTAGCGCCAGCAGCCCCCGCGACCTAGCCACTGACAAGGGGGGGGGGTAAGGGGGAAGGAAACCTTTCGCGGCCCCGTCCGGCTCTATGCCATCCAGCCGCCTTCTCCCAGCGGCTCGATCTGCACTTCTCTGGCTGCTTGCGCAGTCAGCGCCGGGAACAGCTCTGTCATGGCCCAGACCAGCGCATCGACCCTGTCCGGGCTTCCCTCGCCCTCGTATCCCGCCGCAGTCATGCGGCACATTTGATCTTCCAGCGCCGGAAAACTCCCGACGTGGGAAATCCGGCCCAGTGCGTACAAGGCTGAAATCGGTTCCGCCCTGACGTGCTTGCCGCGGGTTGCCCTCACCTCGACGATGGGCAGGCCGGGGCGGACACTCTCAAGCGTATGCCTGACCATGTCGCCGCCCTGGTTGACCTCGATCACAATGGCGTCGGCCTCGTGACGGTCGAACATCGCCACGGCCCGAACCGCCCACTGTCGAGGCGAGCCCTTGGTGGTCGCGTCTTCGAGAACGTAACCCCGCTGATCTGCGCCGGCGGCGGCCACGATGATCCCGTGGTCGTCGGCCCCCGTCTCGGCGGATACCGCCGGGTCTACAGCGACCACGATCCTCTCAAGGTCCGGGGCTTCGGCCCTGCGGCCCTGGTGCAACGTCAGGCGATCCCAGATGGCGCCGACGGCCATCGGCTCATATTCACCGAGCCAGACATGCCCGTAACGTTCGCGGCGGTGTTCCTGGTCGTATTGGCGCTCCGCCTCCAACTCGGCGGGGAAGAACTTGTTCTGGTCGTAATTGATGCTAAGAATAATGGCATTCTCTGGCGGGGTTGGCCCACGAAAGAACACGTCAACCGGGTCGGCGGCGCTGCGAGGGTTCCAACTGAACCATAATTCCGAGCCCTCGGCGCGGATCGTCGGTCTGAGCAATTCCAGGGACTT